ATTACTTATTGCAACATCACAATGCAGATTGATTTGTTCGTTGCTTGGCAATTCGTCCACTTTGCTATATTTATCATCTGCCGAAAGTTTATATATTTTAAAAAACTTGCGCGTCAATACATCGCCATTTAAAACATAGCCGTTTACATTATGCAAACACAGATTAAATAGTAAAAATGGTATGACTTTTTCATCAAGCTCTTCAACACAAACAAATTTCGCTTTGCTATCTTTTAGCATTTGCACCGTTAAAGCTCCGCTACCGCCACAACAATCGTAAACCGTTTCACAGTTACCAGCTAAAGCAGAGACTAATTTACAAAGGCTCTTTGGGGTATAATCCTGTTTCTTTTCTGTTTTGTCGGCTTCATAATATTGCCACAACGATTGCAGCCAGTCTTTTGAACCGTCATCAAGTTTTTTATACTCATCAAAAATATAAAAATTTGGCTTTAAAACAACATCAAGTAAAGCATTTCCGATTTCTGATGTTTTGGTAACATTGAGTAATTCAAAAATTTTGTTTTTAAATTCAAGTAATTCGATAAATATCACTTCCTTCTTGATTTTTTGAGTAAGAAAGGATATAATCAAATTGGTGATATTTGTTATATCCTTGCTATCCGTTGAGGCTTTGCAGAGCTTCAGCGGATTTTTTCTTTTTTTCTTTGAAGTATTGCATATTTTTTCTGCGCTTGATGTAGACGAGCTGTTCTGCAACCAATGCAAAAATCAGCACTTTTTCGTTCAAAAAAATCTTTTCCACAACGCTTACAATGTTGTACGGGTATTCTTTTAAATGATGTGCAACTGTCGCAATCTTTTTCGCATGCAATACAGCCTTTAATATTGCTCCAATTCAAGCACATATCCTTTTGCCAATATTCACTGTATTCCTCATCAACATTTGAGTTCGTTTTTGCAACACAAAGTAAATCTCCTGCGAGGATCGATAACAATAGATTAGCTTTGTTTTTTTCTTCGTCCGACATAAGTCGCTTGTATTTTAACGGCTTGTCAGGCGTTCCGTCTCCAAAGTTTCCGTTGCCTATATAATTTCGTACTTTGTCAAGATTTTCCGTGAGATACTTATCAAATACACGTCCTCTGATAGCTTTAACTGATCGACCGATTCTGTCGGATATTTCTTCATATTTGCTTCCGCATTTAATCATTTCGCCAAGTAAAGTGTATTCAGATTCAGCCCATTTTTGATGGTTATCAGCTTTTACAGGGCGGTATTTGATGTTTAGGTCATTAATTCTGCGCTGTATAGCTCCTTCGCTACGGCACAATATGTGCGATAGCTCTTTGTAGCCATACTTTTGCTTTTTAAGCAATTCTTTGAGAAGGTTATCTTCTCTGTTCGTCCATGGAGTTGCTTTGATAAAACTGTTCCTTAATATGTCTGCCTCTCGCTTTGGATTTACCCAATCAGGCTCAGGTCCCAATTGATATCTTCCAAGTTTAGAAAAATCTAAAAAATACTGATTTCTCTCCGCCCACATCCAAAATTCATCCATGTAAACAACAGTAAAATTTGTTTTTGAACTTCTTGATATGTTGTGAGTAGGCAGATTCCTATTTTTTACCCACGATGTTTTTAAATAAGTGGCAGAAGTGTTTGGACGAATGAGTTTATAAAGATTACTTATTGTGATATATCTATAGCCATTAGCCAAGAAAGGTCCTAAGTTTAACTTACCAGCTTTTAGCCTTATTGCACATTCAGATCTATCAAGGTGTTTTGTTATAGTGGCCATATTAACATTGCCCCAAGCAGATACAAGATAATCTATTTCATCGGCCGTCCATGTTTTATTTAGCCTCGACATTTGCTGACCCCCACACATTCAAAACCGAATGCTTCGGATTCAGGCGTTTCAAGTGCTTTGAGCTTGCGTTTTAGCTCTCGGTTCTCGTGACGATAACCGCTTGACGCTGTTTTTTCGAGGGCAAGATCTGTTCTTGCGTTTCTCAGCTCAATGCTGAGATGTCTGTTCTCTGCTCTGAGGTTTTCGATATCTTTGAGCAGTTTCCTTTTTGTCGGGTAGTTTCTTAACCACATTGTTAATGCTCCTTTATGTATTGTCTGATTTCTTCCTTATCAAATCGCCAAAGCTTTCCGATTTTGTGGGCAGGAAGAACGCCCTTTTGTGCAAGCCGTGTTGTGTAATCAACATTAAGTGCAAGCAACCGTGCCACATACGGCACATCAATTATCACAGGAACTTCATCCCAATTAACGATAGGTCTTTCTCTCGGCATATGTACACCTCCTATTTTTCGTTGGTAATTTTGTCTGAAACGATTTCGACTGATCCAACATCAGCAACGCTTGATTCAGTCTATAAGAATTTTGATTATTTACCTATAGTAGTAGATTTCAAAAATCAAATAGAAGCCGCAAACAAATCAAATAACAGTAATCAAAAATTTGATTTACAGAAAGGAGTTGCAAAACTTACTCCTGTTGGAAAAGCGTTCATTGATGTTTGTCTTCGTCCTTTGCCCACTTAATCAGATCCATAATTTGAGCGTCGTGCTTATCAAGGTAGCTGTCTATTGTTTTATACAAATGGGCGGCTACTATTTTTATTGCTAATACTGCTGAAACAAAAGCTGTGCAAAGCATTAGCAGTCCTAAAATTATTATTACTTCCGTCTTTTCTTCACCTCCTAAGCTGATTTCTGCTGTTCGGCAAAGTTAGTTTCTGATAGTTTCTATGAAACAAGAAGGATTGTTAGTTCTTCCTAATAAGTAATCGGTTGAACAATTAAAAATATCAGCTAAACTCAAAAGTATATTAATGGGGATATTACCTTTTGTTTGCCAATTATAATAACTTTTACGTTCAATTTTTAACTTATTAGCAAGGTCTTCTTGTGTCATATTAGCTCTTGCTCTTTCGGCTTCAATATTTGGATATAAAAACGGCACCAATCTCACCTCCTTTATAAGGTTTTCAAGTTCTGCAATACGCTTTGTAAGAGCACCGAGGTTTCGATAAACTTCAAGCATATCTGCTGTGTAATCAGGCACTTTTTCCTCAACGATTTTCATTCGTTTGTTAAGGTTTTCAAGTGCGCCGTACACATTAAAAATTTCATCTGTATGAGTGTTAGCCATATAAATCACCTCCTTGTAGCAATACCCGTCATTGTGTCAACACTATCAAGCATACTAATAACGCTGATAACACTGATGATATCAGGGATACTGCAATAGATGTAAAAATCGGGTGTTTCATTAACCATTCAAGGATAAACACCTTATCTCACCCCCTTAGTTTTGGTTGGGTTGCAGTTTCCTTTAAGAAACTACATCAGCAAAAAAAATAGACATAATCTTAGATGAATTAAGTCCGAGAATTTTTGCAAGCTGTGCGATTTCTTCCTGCTTGAAACAAGTGACACCATTTATTCTTGTATAAAGTGTCTTTTTATCAATTCCCATTTTTTCAGCAAGTTTTGGAATTGTAAAATTGTTTCTTGCAATTTCAGCTTTAAGATCACTTGTATTCACTTTCTATCACCTCGTTTCCTTTAGGACACTTAAATTATATACTGCTTTCAGTCCTTTGTCAACCACTTTAGGAAACTTTTTTATATTTTTTCGGTTTAGTAGTTGCTTTTTTGAAACTTTGTGTTAAAATATAGTTACAGACCTCTTATAAGGAGAGACAAAAATGGATATAGGAAAAATGATTAACCAAAGAAGAACTGAATTAAAACTAACTCTTGAACAGGTAGGGCAAGCAGTTGGTGTCGGCAAGAGTACCGTCAAAAAATGGGAAGACGGTTATATATCTAATATGAGAAGAGATAAAATAGCTTTATTAGCCAAAGTCTTAAAAATGAACCCTGTTTCTTTTATTACTGGTGAATTTAAAGAAGAAGAAGAAAACCAAGCAATCCCACTTCCGCAAACAAATGTATTTATGCGACCGGTATATGACAGCATTTCGGCAGGGTTCGGAGTGATAGCTCAGGATGTGCCTGTTGACTATATGCCTACATACATCACTTGCCCCTCAGAACAGGATAAATATATATGGATAAATGTTCACGGCGATTCTATGAGTCCTCTGATTGATGACGGCAGTAAAATCCTTGTTAAAAAACAATCTTCCGTTGACAGCGGTCAGATTGCCGCAGTCCTCGTTGACGATGAAGAGGCTGTTGTTAAAAAGGTCCTTTACAACGATAACACCGTTGAGTTGCATTCAGTCAACCCCTACTATCCCCCAAGAGTGTTCAAGAACCATGATATCGCCCGTGTCCAAATCCTCGGTCTTGTCAAAGAAGTAAGTAAATCGTTGCAGTAAAGTAAAAAAAAAC